ACCATTATTTTCATTAATATGTTTATGTAAAAAATTTAACATCTTATTTTTCTTTTCATTTTTATCAGGAAAAACAACTTTATTTATTATATTTATTGGTATTTGGATATATTTATCACTCCATGTGTTAAATGTTGCTAATAATAATTGATACATATTAGATGGTATTTTATCTTTAAGAGCAAAAACCATTGTTATAAATGAACCCATAGTTTCAGCTGCAGACCATTTTGTGCAATCACCATTAACAAAACATAAATTGTAATCATCATCAAAAGGAATATTTTGATAAACTCTATCCAACATTTTTTGCATCTCAAGTGTTTTTTTATCACCTGGAATTGATATTGCTTCATGTGGCGAATTTTCTGATAATTTTCTAAAAAAATTCTCACAACATCTAGCTAACCCCTTAGCACCAATGTTTATAACATAAAATTCCCTTTTTGAGCCATATTGTGATTTTATACAAATATCAGCAACTAATTTACCAGAATCATTTTTTATAAAATCATTAGCTAAATCAACAGTTCTTGTTAAATATTCCTTATCATTTAGTATATTTAAAACTGTTTCAAAAACTTTTTGTCTTGGTTTGAACGGACCATAATATTGTGAATTTGTTTTTAAATATAATTTTTTTAATGAATTAACCTCCTCTTCTTCTAAAATTGTTAATTCCTCATTATTTTCTTTTTTATATCTTCTTAGTTTATCAATATACTTTTCAATTTCTCTTTTTGTGTATTTTTTATCTTCAGTTATCTCTCTATCAATATCATTAATAACAGCTTTTGTACTTATTAATTCTGATATAGATTCATTATTTAATTCATCAATTATTTTAGAGAAATTTGGTTTTTCATCATTTAAGGTTGCAAGTGTTGAAAAATATATTATTGGTGCAGAAAACCCAATTTTAGTAGGATACATTAAATAATAATTCAAATCATCATTTGTAGACAATAAACCATGTTTTATTTTATCTGGTAAATTATCATATTCATCTTGAAATTGACAAATTGTTTTTAAAGCATTAACTTCCTCATGGTATGTGTTTGATGGTTCCTTTAATGTATGGACATAAATAAATGCTTCATCCATAATCTCATGAACATCAGTCAATGAATAATCACCCCATAATGAAGGTATTGATAAATCACCACCAATTGATCCCATATCTCTTTTACCATCAATTATAATTGGTTTTTCAAATCTAATTTTACCAGATAAAGCTGCCTTAGATATTATTGGTAACCTCTTTAGAATCCTATCAACTAACCAACATTCTAAACCACATCTGTAAGGTGGACCAAATTTTTCAATAAGAAGCTTGTTAAGATTTGTATATATTGAGAATGAAGACATATATGCATATCTATTATCCATCAACAATTCAGATACTTTCTGATTGGAACACAATGATATAATTGCTCTATGTGCAAAGATTTTTTTATATTTATATGTATCAAAATATGATTCTTTGGAGGTACAACTCATTAAGCTATTCATTGTAGATGACAAAACACTATAATAAGAATCTTTCAAAGCTGTCAGTTTAAATGTTGGTAATCTTCTCCAATTACTAATAATAAGGTAATAGTCATTAATATATTTTATCTTTTTTGTTTTACCAAAAAAATCACTATAATAATTTGGGTCTTTTGTTAATAACACAATCATAAATGGTTTTCCTAATTCTGAGAATAAACTATTATAACACCCGGCAACAATATAGAACATATTTGGTATACCAGCATTAAAAATACTAAATGTGTGTGGTTTTAAATTTAATGTTGAGAAATGTAATAGTTGATTACAAATTAATTTACTATTGTACAGATAAT